TCGATAATTTCAAGATTTCCAGAGCTGCCAATCCTTGCCATTGACTTGACAACTGCGGCCACGTCACTGTCAGATCCGTAGTTAGACGCCGCAATCTCAGCAGACAACGAAAGGTTGCCTCGGCCGGCGGCGACCGCCATCACATACCTCGCAAACTCAATGCCAGGCTCGAACTCGCGTTTGACGACCTGTACCCACGGGCGCAACGGCGCACGTTGGCCGTTCGCAAGCGGCGGCAGCACCTCGCCATCGAGCGCGGACGCGCCGCGGATAGCAATCGGCCGCGCCGATTGCGCGTTGCGCTGCTCCATCGCATGGAGCCGGCGCAGATCGGCGTCAAGCGCCTCGATTTCCTGCTCGAGCGCATCAACCTCTTCGGCCTCGGCCGGATCGGTCGAGCGACCCTCTTCAATCGAGCGCGTCATCACGGTGGCTTGCTGGGCGGCCTTCGCTGCGCGAGTGGCCTCCAACGCTTCGATCTGTTCGGATAGAGTTCTCATCACATTGTTTCCTGATACTCGGTGTTGCGGAAAGTTGCCCGCGACGCCGGGCTGGCGTACCGACAATGGAACCGAGCGCGCTTTTCTGCCAATCGCGGCTAGCGTGTCCTGATCCATTGACCGGATTAGTTGGATGTTACATTCGCTATTCGCCGGAACTGTTACAGCGGACAGCTCCAACCAATCCCATTTAAGGAAGCGAAAGCCTTTTCCGTCCTTGATCGGCTCGTATTCGGTCGGCGTGAAGCCGATCGATAACCCGCCGACGAGGCCGGCGCGCAAGCTTTGCCACGCTTCGTCGATCCGATCCTTGAGACGGCCGGCCTCGAAGATTTTCGGGATCTTGATCGCCACTTTGATCCCGTCTTTCCGCACGGTCGCGTGCGTAACGTGGCCGATCGGCGCCGAGCTGTCATGTTGCCACAAAAACGGCATCGGCAATTTGAAGTTGGCTCCTTCCGGGACAACTTCGTCGCCCACGCGATCAACAGTCGGCGTCGAAGCAATGCCTTCAATAAGCCGCTGCTCCTCGTCGAGCGACTTGATTTCCAAAATTGTATAAGCACGGTTCATCTGATTAGCCTCACACTGTGCCGGCGGCCGGCGTCGTCGACCTTTGATTGCGGACGCGCGGCGTCGGAAACGGTATTATTGAATTCATCGTAAAGCGTGCTGCAGGCCGAGACGCGGGCGAGTTCATCATTGTAGGTCGCAAGTATTGCGCCGTCGATCATACAGCGATCTATGAAGTCGGCACGCGGCTCAAACATGTCCGGCCGCGGCAATGCTTTGGCCCCCTCGGAGATTACATCGTGGTCGCGCGCAACCTCAGGCGCGCCTGTGCCGGTAAGCGTCTTTGCCATTTCCCGATTTCCGATGTCGTTTGGACAAAAGAAAAGGGCGGTCCCCGAAGGAACCGCCCTTTCTCGCTGTTGCGAGCAGGCTTTAGGCTAACTCAGCCGGCCTTGCTTTGTCATGCCGAGCCTGGCCGTGCCACGCCGTGCCGGCCTTGCCGTGCCACGTCCTGCCTAGCCCAACCCAGCCCTGCCGGCCTTGCCACGACCCGCCGTGCCGCGCCGCGACAAGCCTTGCCCAGCCCCGCCGAGCCGCGCTATGCCGGCCGTACCAGGCTGCGCCCAGCCGCGCCGGGCCGGGCCCTGCTGGGCCACGCCGTGCCGGCCTTGCCTAGCCTCGCCGCGCCAGGCCCGGCCTCGCCGAGCCAGGCCTCGCCTCGCCGCGCCAGACTTGCCATGCCGAGCCCAGCCGCGACACGCCAAGCCGAGCCGCGCCGCGCCGGCCTTGCCATGCCGAGCCCTGTCGAGCCACGCCTAGCCGGGGCCTCGCGTTTGCCATGTCTCGGGCGTCAAACGGCTGCGGGCCGCGGCGCCTCACCGTCAGGATCGCGCCGCGCCCCCGCAGGTTTCCGCGCCGCACGTTCCATAGCGAGGTGTTCCGTAAGCACCTCCTCCACATCCGCAAGCAAACCACACACCCTGCCGATGTCCTTCAATCGCCTCTTTAGTGCCGCGATCTCTCGCAGAGCGCCGGCCACAAGAGCCTCTTGAAGCCAGACCGTATTCTCGACGTCCGACACGCGACGATAGGCATATTGCCCATCACTAATCACGTTAAAATAGACGCGCGTCGGCGGCCCTCCGTCGTCGGCGACGATCCGGATCGAAGCGCAAATCGACCGCGCTTCTTCCCGCCAGCACTTTTCTTTTGCCAGCCGATCATCCCAGGTGAAAACCTGGAACAAGGCCGATTTGGGGTTAGCTTCAGCAAACTGCCATACTGCGTCGACTGGCAGTAGATGAAGCTTCGTCCCGCGCTGTCGGGCGATCCTCGCCAACTCCTCGCCGATACGTTGCGGATTCGACGTTTTGGCGTTGGGGAACTTGAGCGGATGATCTTCGGCGAAAACGTATTTGACCATTATTCCGCCGCCTCCGCGAACTCGTCTTCGTAAATATACGCGGCGCTCTCGGGCAGCGGCCCCCGGCCACGCGCGAAAGCCTCCCAGGCTTCTGCCTCTTCGGCGTTCGCTAGGTGGTAGGCGCCGAAGATGCCCAGCTTTTCGTTTCGCCACTCGCCGATGCCGCAACCCATGCCCGATTCATTGGTTAGAAACGCAAGACTTTCCGCCGACAATTTCGATCTGTTGAAGCGGCCCCGCAGCCGAATTGCCCAAAACTGAAATTGAGCTCGGTAGGCGAGTTGCGCGGTTTTGGTCACCGTGCCGATGCGGACCATATCCTCGCGCATCTCCGGTTCGCTGCCCCAGATCCGCACTAGCGGCAAATCGCAAATGGCGCCGGCTTTCGCCGGGGGCACCCTAATCATTGCCGCGTCCAACCACAGCGAAGCCGCGACGTCGGTCTTAGGAATACCCTTGTCTTTGTGAGCGACAGAATAGATCGCCTTCTTCAGGCCGGTTGCGGGAAAGCCGTAAAATTTTTTCCCTTGCGCGTCGGTGCCCATCGGATAGAGCGAATTCACAAAGTCGGAATCGGGATCGCGAACCTCCCGGCCCGGCTTCGTTGCCTTCACATGCTTCGCGAGCATTTCCTGCTTGGCCTTCTCAGACCACGCGTGCGTAATCAGCGGCGTGTCGCCGACCACCCACTCCCCAAAGGTGGCGTACTCGGTTTTTCGCGAAAGTGACTCCCTAAGGGAAATCCGCTCGCCCATTTCCGCGCGTTGCTCGCCAACGGCAGGATTTGGTACGTATTCAGCCGCAGTTTTCCGCCGCGCCGGTACCTTTAGAGGAACTGCCCAGCCTTTACCTTTTGATGATCGTGCCACTGTTTAATCTCCATCGCTCGGCGGCCCGATCAAGCCCCGGAGCGCATTTGGATACAGGGGGAACCACCGACCCAGGGAGCAGGTCAGAAAGTTCGACCACGCGAGCGATGAAGTCGTGAAATTTCGTCACTTCCCGCGCGCTCTTCTCGCCGCGTTGATCGCCGCAGCGGGAAACTTTTAGGCGCACAGAAAAGAGAATGTCAACGAAAAATTTTGGTAAAGTTTAGGTCACTTTGCCCTCGCCTTACCCCTTCATCGCGGCTGCCAGGCGGTCCCGGCGTGCTGCGGCTCCTGGTGGCGGCGGCCGATAAAATGCAGGCTATAACTTGGCGCGCGATACGGCTTCGGATCGCGCGTCATCGCGTCGGCCGCGTTGAACAGCGCCATAATCGCGTCGATTTTACCAAAGCCTGACTCGTCTCGCGCGATACGGACAGCTGTCGGCGTCGCCACTATCTTGGCATTGGACGCGCACCATGCCAAAAGCCTTTGACCACCGTGCTTGAAGGTATTGGCAATCAAGCCGCGTTCTATGGCCTTTGCCGCACCCATCAACGAAATACCCTGCCTGATCCCTTGTAACAGCCCGGCCTCCTGAGTAATCCCAGCATTAGTTAGTGCCTCGATTAATCCAGGCAGCCCCATTGCGTCAACTCCGACTGCGCCCAATAAGCCGGCGTCTTTGACTATATTCACAATGGCTATGACTTCTTCTAAGTCGTCCGGCAGTTCTCGGACGATAGTCATATCTCCATCTTTGATGAAATCGTTGTAGCTTTCGTGATTGGCTTTTTTACGATCATAACCCTCGGGCGCCACGAATGCATGTACCCACACCAACCAATGACGCGTTGCCTTCTCCCGGCCAAGCACAGCAATGCCAAGGAGGTCGTCTAAGCCGCCGCCATCAACGCCGACCGTGCAAACGTCCGATCTCTCGAGGATCTCGGTAAGACCGAGCCCGGGCTCGACGCCGCGGTCCCAAAATTGGGCGCCCGCCCACCCGTCGCTGCGCAGCGAACCGCTCAGCTCGACATTCAAATGCTTCGAAGCAAACCCACGGACGGAGGCCTCTCCCGCCAGTTGCGACTTGCGTAGTTCATCGGCAAGAAAATCCTCATCGACGCTCGCGCCAATATTAGGGTTAGTTACAAAGAAATTCTCGCGATCAAGATAGGCGCCACTCTCGATCATCGACCGCGGGAACTCAAATATTGCAGGGAAAGCGTGCAGGTCAACAATCGTGCCGTCACGCACTGCGCGGAAATAGTTTAGCTGCTGCGCCCACACTCCAGACGGAGCCGCGTCTGATTGCGTGGACAAGTAAATGGCAAACCCTTCCGGTCGAGATGCCAGCCCGCCCAGCGCTTCTCTCATCAAATTCTCGGCGTTCGCGCGCTTGCCAAAAAGCCACAGCTCATCGACCAGGACGCCAACGGCCTTTTTACCTGATACCGTTTCCGCATCTGCCGCGATTATTCGCAGCGTCGCGTGCGTAAAACGATGCTCAATCGTTCTAGTGTGATCGGATACTCTTAATATTTCTGCGAGTTCCGGATCCTCACGGATCATGTCTCTCGCCGGAAAAAAACTGTTGCCCGCCACTTCGACGGTCGGCGCGACAATTAGAAATTCCGCCGATGGCCGCCAGTTGCGCACCAACGCCGTCAGCATGATCCCAGCCGCAACGGTCGATTTCGAGTTCTTCTTTGCGATCGCCAGTAGGAAGTGGCGGATCAATCGTCGACCTGTGTCGGGATCGCACGATCCGAAAATTGCGCTTACAAAATCAAAAACCCATTCGCGGCCAACCTCGCCAAAGGTTGGGCTCCCGGCGGCGTCGACGATCCGAAGGCTCTTAAATATTCCCAGAGCCTCTTCAGCTTCCTCAGGGAACAGCGGCCCGCACGGCATGATCGACTGCCTTGCGACAATCTTGCTTTCCCAATCGACGCAGCTCGTCGAATATTTTGGTTGCATACCGCGTCCAGCCGGCCTATCTATCTTTCGCCACCGTCAAAAAATTGGCGCGGGCAATTTGGCATGGTAAGGCTCGGCATGGCCGGGCTGGTCCTGGCATGGCGCAGCTTGGCAAGGCATGGCCGGTAAAGCCGACAGAGGTCGAGGACCCCGTTGAATCGAAACGGTCCTCGACCTCAATCCTTCCGCACTAGCATCAGCCGCGGCGTAGGCGGCGTTTTGAGCCGACCGGTCTTAGCAGCCTCGGCCGCGCGCGTCTGCGCGCTCTCCCGCTTTCCCGCAGCGCCCGGCTTCGCATGCAGAAACGGCGCCGCGGCAATCGCCGCGCGCTGGCGTTCAGGCATGTCAAGTGTGGAATCGTTCATGCACTCGAGCAAAAATTGCAGCGGCAGCTTTTGAGCCGCGCTCGGCTCCCAGGGAACCTTCGGAACCTCAGCTAACTTCGGTCGGTTTTTGCCCCCTCTCATACGCCCAGAATTTGCACGATAGCCGCCGGCCATGACGATATACCCCTAAAGGTTGAGTGCTATTCACTTACACTATATCTTTCCGTCGTCAAATTAATTCTGCGAACGAG